AACAATCGATCCTTGACAAATTGGGAGAAAAGAGTATAAATTGGGAATATCTTGGTATATCATATGATAACCGAGTAAACAGAATAACCTATGAGGAGGTTGTTGATGATACAAGACCTATACAAACAAAAAAGGTCCTTGGAGTTGAAGTGGGAACAGGAGCATATTGATAATAATAGATATACTCTTGAGATGGTCAGAATTGATGACAAAGTTAAACAAGTCATTACTGAGATCAAGCTGGAAGAAGCAGCTATTGCTCACAGACAAAATAGCGTTGAAGGCGCTGCTCCACAAGTTTCTGTAGCTACTTAATCAAAAGCTACATCGCTGAAATGCATAAATACCGTAGGCTCTCTTGCACTCTATTCAAAACTAGTATACAATTAAATTACTATATAAATTAATTAGAACATAGACCCATATAGTGGACGGCCTAGAGACTATGTTCGGAAACTAGGAGGATATAATTATGGCTTCAACAACGTTTAACGGACCAGTCCGTTCGGAAAAAGGTTTCCAAGTTGCAACTAAAAATGCAACTACGGGAGCAGTAACAACTAGAATGAGTTCAGGTATGCCTGACTTAACTGGTTTATCAATCGCAGATGTAGCAACAGCTACTAGTATTACACTAGCAGATAACACTATTTCTGTAATAAATTATACAGGTGCAGCAGCTGCAACTTGTACTTTGCCTGCGGCATCGCAAGGTTCAGTAGTAGTTTATTGTCAATCAAAAGATACTACAGGTGGAACAGCTACATTAGTTTTTGATGCAGCGGGATCTGATGTTTGGGCAACTGGTTCAGTAATTGAATCAAGAGCTACAGCAGAAGTTACTTTTGACACTTCAGCAGCAAATGAAACTAAATTAACTTTTACACCAGCTAACGCAGCAACTAATTTGTTGACTACTGGTGGAAAAATTGCTTTCATTTGTTATGAAAAAGGCACATGGCATATTGCAACACAACTAGCAGCTGAGACTACTCAGACTACTGGTGCGTTTGTATTTGCAGCGTAATTAATAATAAACTCGGAGCGCTTGGTAATGCAAGCGCTCTTTAAAAGGAGGACAACACATGGCAGACACAGTATTAAATACAACTGTATTCGACGGATCAAAAAAACTTATCACTCACTACAATGTGGTTTCTGATAGTTCTGGAAGTACAACTAAAATAGTTGACGTTTCTACATTAGCATCAAACAATGGTAAAACTTGCAAAACTGTAAGACTAAACAAAGTTAGTTTTAATGTTTCAGTAACAGCACCAGCTGATGCAATTAGAATGCAATGGGATGCAACAACAGATGTTGTATTTCAAACTTTAGCAGGTGAAATGGAATACGATTATACATCTTTTGGTGGATTAAAAAACACTGATGCTAGTGGATTCACTGGTGATGTAAATGTCGTTTTACCAGCTTGTACAGATGGAGATACAGGTACAATTGTTTGTGAATGGATTAAAGTTTACGAATCGTAGGAGTATAAATGGCTAATACTACTTCGGAAACAACAACTTTCGATAAAACTTTTGCTATTGATGAAATAATAGAAGATTCTTTTGAACGTATTGGATTGCAAAACGTTGCAGGTTATCAACTTAAATCTGCTAGAAGATCTTTAAATATTTTATTTCAAGAATGGGGAAACAGAGGAATTCATTATTGGGAAGTAGGAGAACTAGATTTAGATTTAGTAGAAGGACAAGCTGAGTATAAATTCTTTAGAGAAGCTGCAGATGGTACAAGTGCTACATCAAATCCCAATGGTGTTTATGGAATATCCGATGTCCTTGAAGCACAATTAAGAAACAATAGAACAGCAACAACTCAATCAGATTCACCAATGACAAAAGTAGATAGATCTACTTATGCAGGTTTTTCAAATAAACTTTCTAAAGGAACACCTAATCAATATTGGGTCCAAAGATTTATTGATCATGTAAGTATCAGTGTTTATCCTACACCAGATTCAACAAATGCATCTAAAGATATGCATTTTTATTACATTAAAAGAATTCAAGATGTAGGAGACTATACAAATGCAACAGATGTACCATTTAGATTTGTACCTTGTATGGTTGCAGGTTTAGCATTTTATCTTTCACAAAAATTTCAACCACAATTAGTTCAACAAATGAAATTATATTATGAAGATGAATTAGCTAGAGCTCTTGCAGAGGATGGTTCAGCTTCAAGTACGTTTATTACACCAAAAGCTTATTACCCAGGAACTTAATGTCAAAATACGCAACAGGTAAATATGCAAAAGCAATATCAGACAGATCTGGTATGGAATTTCCATATAAAGAAATGGTTAGAGAATGGAATGGTGCGTTTGTACATAATTCAGAATTTGAACCAAAACAACCACAACTTGATCCAAAATCAACGGGAGGTGATGGTGTTGCATTATTGAATGTAAGACCCGGAAGATTAGAACCATCTGTTTTAATATCCCTAAGAGATAATCCATTTGAAACTTTTAAAGCGGGTTCTAGTATTATAAATATATTTGCACCCGGTCATGGTTTAACAAATGGAACTACTTATAGATTTAGAGGTTCCGTTACTACATCACCTGGAACGGGTACACCTTACAACCCAAATACAGGAGTGTCAGGTAATCCTGTAGCAGGATTTTCCAATATATTAAATTTTGATGGTATTTTAGGATCTAATGTACAAAGATCAGCAGGTTATACAATTACAACAGGTATTTATAAAACTGTTAGTGGAGTTGATCAAAGAATTACAACAGATTATTCTTTAACCAATTTTTTTCATTTTACTGTAGTCACAAATACTGCTACAGTGGGCCAAACAAGAGGTGGAGGAAATGGCTGTTCCGTTGGTCCAGTCAGTTTAGAATCATGATTAAAAAAATTATTAATAAAATTAAAAGTTGGTTTCTACCTAAAGTAGAAGAACCAATTATTTTAACTGAAAAAAAACCAGAACACTGTTTAGGACATTTAAGATTTAGAAAATCTTGTCCTCGTTGTCAGGAGATAGTAGCATAATGGCTGGTATAAGTTATTCAACTTTAGTTACACAGATTAGAAATTACACTGAAACAGATTCTAATGTTTTAACTACAGATATTTTAGAAAATATAATTCTTAATTCTCAATATAGAATTATGAGAGATGTACCTATTGATGCAGATAGAAAACAACAATTAGGTAATTTTGCGGCAGGACAAGAATCTATAAATGCACCTGCAGGGTGTTTATTTATTAGAGGTATACAAGTCTATGATACCGCGGGATCTGCTATTACAGGAGCTAACAGATGGCTAGAGAAAAAAGATATGACCTATCTTCAAGAGTATCAAGATATAACGGGAACGTCAGCAGCCCAAGGTCAACCTAAATATTATGCTTCATTTGGTGGTGCAACTGGAGCCTCAGACACTACATCAGGTAGAATATTTTTATCACCAACACCAAATACAACATATAGATTTAGAGTTCATTACAATAAAATGCCAGACACTTTAGAGTCTAGCAATCAGACTAATTATATTAGTATGAATTTTCCAAATGGTCTATTATATTGTTGTTTATCAGAAACATATGGATTTTTAAAAGGTCCAATAGATATGTTGACACTTTACGAAAATAAATATAAACAAGAGGTACAGAAGTTTGCTAACGAGCAAGTAGGTAGAAGACGAAGAGACGACTACACAGACGGCGCAGTTAGAATACCAATAAACTCGGCAAACCCGTAGGAGAATAAATTATGGCAATAACATCGGCAATATGTTCAAGTTTTAAACAAGAACTTTTACAAGGTAAGCACAATTTTGCATCATCTGGCGGTGATACTTTTAAATTAGCATTATTTACAAGTTCAGCTTCTTTGGGTGCAGCAACAACAGATTATTCAACTTCTAATGAAGTTACAAACACATCAGGAACAGCTTACACAGCTGGAGGTGCAACTCTTACAAGATCAGGAGTTGGTTTAACAGGAACAACAGCATTTACAGATTTTAGTGATGTTACATATTCGTCAGCTTCTTTCACTGCAAACGGTGCAATGATTTACAATACAACTACAGGAACAGGAACAAGCACAACTGACTCTGTAGCAATTATTGCTTTCGGTGGTGACAAAACAGCAAGTAATGGAACTTTTAAAATTGAGTTTCCTGCAAACGACGCTACAGCAGCAATAATCAGATTAGCATAGGAGGCCGACCATGTCGGTAAACTCAGGATGGGGACGGTTCACCTGGGGCCAAGCTGAATGGAATGAAGATACAACTTTAAAAACAGGTTGGGGTGCTCAAGCGTGGAGTGGTGACGGTGGCTGGGGAGATCTTTCAGATCAAACAATTTCTTTAACAGGTATACAAATTACAACTAGCCTTGGTTCAGTTGATGTTCCTGATCAAGTTATAACACCTACAAGCTTTGAAATAACACTATCACAGGGTGAAGCTTTTGTTCCTGTGGTTCTTGATACAACTTTATCAGCAACATTCTCAGTTGGTTCATTAACCGTGAACGATGTAACTATGGGCCTAACAGGTCAAGAAGTTACCGCAGTGTTAGGCACACCAGTTGTAGCTGACATGACTGTCGGAATGACAGGTCTTGATCTTACATTATCTCAAGGAACTGCATTTGCTCCAAACGATACAGTAATTATTTCTGGTCAAGAAATAACTTTAACACAAGGAACTGCAATCGGATCTTCTTCACAAGAAGCAGACTTAACAGGTATTGCAGCAACGTTTACTTTAGGTTCAATAACTGTACCGAACGATACAGTTATTATTTCTGGTTTATCTATGGAAACCACTCTTGGTTCTATAGTTGGATTAGGTGGTGCTGTTGCTAATCCAACTGGAATTAGTATGACATCTAGTGTGGGGTCTTTAACTGTAGAAGAAGGTTTAGGATTAACAGGAATATCATTTAGTGCTAGTTTAGGAACAATTTCATTAACAGATATTACAGTAGGATTAACTGGACAATCTGCAGCGTTTAGTATAGGAACTGTAGACATATTTGCTTATGGCGATGTTGACACTGGTTCTAATACATCGTATAGTAATATTTCAACGGGTTCGAATTCTTCATATTCGGATGTTGCAACTGGATCAAATACCAGTTATAACGATGTAGCAGCGTAGGAGAATTTTTTATGGCATCAACATACACCCCTCTGGGTATAGAAAAACAAGCAACTGGTGAAAACGCAGGAACTTGGGGTACAAAAACAAATACAAACTTAGAAATCGTAGAACAAATATCTGGCGGTTATACAGCTCAAGCTGTCGCTGATTCAGGAGACACAACTCTTTCAGTATCCGATGGTTCAACTGGTGCAACTCTTGCACACAGAGTTATAGAGTTTACAGGATCACTTACAGCATCTAGAAATGTTACAATACCTTTAGATGTACAAAACTTTTATTTTTTAAAAAATGCAACATCAGGATCTCAAAATGTTGTATTTAAATATGCAACAGGAACAGGAACTTCTGCTACAGTTACAAATGGTAAAACTGTAATTGCATACGCAAAAGCAGATGATGGTACCAATCCAAACATTTCTACAATATCTTTAGCTAGTGATTTAGTTGATGATACTACACCACAATTAGGTGGTAACTTAGATACTAACTCTTTCATGATAGACTTCGATGATGCTCACGGTATCAGAGATGAAAGTGGAAACGAACAATTAATATTTGAAACAACTGGATCTGCGGTAAACCACATTGATATAACAAATGCTGCAACAGGATCAGGACCAGAGATTGGTGCAGTTGGAGATGATTCAAATATTAATTTAGAATTAAGACCAAAAGGAACTGGTGAAATACAAATTGGTACAGGGGCAGCAAACGCAACACTAACCTCAAGTGGTGCACACGATTTAATTTTAGATACAAATGGTGGTACAAACTCTGGTAACATTACAATTACAGATGCAGCCAACGGTAATATTACTGCAACACCTAACGGAACAGGTACGGTTGTTGTAGGAGGTAATACAAACCCAGGTACTCTCGTTCTTAACTGTGAATCTAACAGTCACGGAATTAAATTACAGTCACCTCCACACAGCTCATCTCAAAGCTATACACTAAAATTTCCCACTGGAAATGTTACAGCAGATAGATTTTTAAAAGTAGCTAGTATTACAGGTTCAGGTACAACAGCAGTTGGTCAATTATCTTTTGCTGAAGTATCAGGTGGTACATCATGGCAAGCAGTAAAAACTTCTACTTTCACAGCAGTAGCTGGTGAAGGTTATTTTGTAAACACTACAAGTGGTGTTGTAACTATGAATTTACCTGCAGGTACATTAGGTGATGAAATAGTATTTA